GGTATTGGACTACTAGAGAAACCCCTGGACGACCTAATGTTTCAGATGGAATGTATGTGGTAGCCAATGATGTCATGATCGTTCATGGACCTAACCCCTACAATCATAAAAGATTACCATTTGTTCGACAGGTGGATATTCTCAATGCGGCTACTTTCTATGGTAAAGGTGAGTCTCAACTACTGGAGTCAATTCAAGAAGAACAGACGACTCTACGACGTATGGTTTTAGATCGAAACCACCTAGACATCGATAAAATGTTTTTACTCTCTAATCGGGAAACTGATTTGGATGATGATGATTTGATTGCCCGACCACATGGAGTTATTAATGTCGAAGATGTAGCCAATATCAAACCTCTTGAATATGGTGATATACCGGCTTCTACTTTTAAATCTTTGGAAATGTTGACTAATGATGCCGTTAGAGTTACTGGACAAGATGATCGGATGCAGTCTGTTCAATCTCCCACTACTGCTACTCAAGCGGCTATTTTAAAGGAAGCAACTCTCAAACGACTTCGAACCAAACTTTGGTTACTTCGTAACTTAACTCTCTATAATGTCGGACTATTGCGTGAGTCTAACATCCGTCAATTTTATTCTGTCCCTAAGGTAGAAAAGATAGTTGGTCAAAAAGGAACTGATAACTATTATGCTAGAGTTCGTGATGCTTACCAATCTGGTAGATTACAAATGAAAAATGGTGTCCCTTATGAGCAGAAATATAAATCTATACGTTTAACTGGTCAAAAATTGAATGTTACTAAAGAGGGTGTTTCTCTAGTTAAATCCAAAGAACCGACCTTTTTTGAAGCCACTCCTGAGTTAATTACTCCGATGTATGGTAGTTTTGATGTCAAGATTTCTCCCATGCCCAGTATTCCAGTCTCCAAACCTTTAATGCAGGAAAAAGCCAGTGCTATGTTCGATCGTTTGATCCAATTCCCTCAGATTTATGATACTCAAAAATTAGGTGATGCCCTATTGGAAGTCCATGATTATGACCCAGATGAGTTTAAACCAGATAAACCAATTCAAGAGCAATTATCGAGTAATTTAGTAGGTAAATCACTTCAAGTGGCTCAAGTAGAAAATCAAGAAATTATGAAAGGTAAAGATCTACCACCAACTCCCTATGCTATGGAACCGCATACCGAAGCTCATATAGCTATGATTAATAGTCCTGAAATGATGCAACTACCACCAGACTCGCCAATTCTAGCTTCTCTAGTCAGACATATTCAGGGTGAACTTCAGGCTCAACAGCAACGTCAATCAGTGATGGGAGGAAAACCAGGTATGGAGGGTTATAAATCACCATCTGGACCATCTGCCCCTAGTATGGGAACAGTCAATCCGGCTATGAGTGAACCTCCTGCCATTGGAAATCAACAGGGTGTGGCAGTTAATCCTAATCAACAATGAAAAAAAGAAAGATAACTAAACCAGTTCAAATAGATGACTTAGCCGCATTGGCTAAAATGGCTAAGACTCCTGAATGGAAAGTATTTTCTAGAATGGCTAATAATCGAATTCAATATCAAAAAGATCATATAGTCAGTTTACCAGAGTATGATACGATAAAATTAGCTATCAATAAAGCCTATGATAGGGGTATTATTGCCGGTCTAGTTTTAATGATGAAAAATGTTGATACAGCTTCTTATGAGATGGATAAATTAGCTGAGGAGGGCAAAGAATGAAGTGGGATTTACAGGGATTTTTACAGAGATTAAGAAATGGGTTTGATGCTGGTGAAAAGAAACAGGCAGAAGTTAAAAGTGCCGAAGATGCTGATTTAGAGAGATTAAGAAAAGAAAATGAAGCGAATCAAAAAGAAGCTGATAAAGCTTTGGCTGAGTGGGAAAAAGAACAAAAAAGAATAAAAGATGACCAAATTTATCAAGAAAAATTAAAACAGGAAAAATGGAAAACTAAATTATTGGAGTCAAAAACTGGGGAAACTCCGACAGTTCCAAGTTCTACTACTATGGGTGTTGGTGATACTAATGGAATTGAAGGATATACCAGAGGAGCAATAAATCCTGAATATGTAAAAATAATAAATGATTTTATTGCCAGTTTAGATACTGGAACGAGTTTAACTCCAGCATTACTAGCCTCAGCAGTCAATACTGAGAGTGGTTTTAATCCAAATGCTTATAATAATGGTGATCGAGGTATTTCTCAATTTAGTTCAAAATGGCGACCAGATATAACTGATGAAATTGCCTATGATCCTACAAAAGCTATACCTGCTATGGGAAAAACTTTAAATGACTATATCGGTAATACTGGAAATATTCCTCAAGGTATTGCCGCCTACAATGTTGGTTTAGGAAGAGTTGGAATGGCTGATGGTAGAAATGAATATGGTTTAGGACCTAAAGGTATGGAATATATTAGAAAAATTGCGGCTAATTTATCAAAAGAAGAATCTCAAAAATTAGGACTTGATATTTTTCAATAGGTAACACTTCGATTGACTTTGATTTCCTTTGTGCTTTAGACTTAATTAATTAACAATTAGTGAGGGAACTGTCTGTGGTGGACAGCCTCTCTTACAATATGGCAAATCAGTAATGAAACCATAAAGGAGAACAAAATGACCGAACCTGTAAATAAAGATGGGCAACCTGTCGAAGTTATTAACAACAACGGGCAACCCCCAGTTACAGCACCTCCCGCTGATGAAGAAGTGTGGTGGAAAGAAGCCAGTGAGAAACATGGTTTTAAATCCAAGGAAGATGTTTATAAATCTTGGTCTGAATCTAATAAAAAGATTTCTGAACAAGGTGAAAAGTTGAAAGACTTTGAACTATTCCAAAATAACGTCGTCCCAGTTCTTGATATTGTTTTACAAGATGAAGAAATATTGGGAAAAGTAAAAGCTAAAATGGAGAATCCAAATGCTCCAATTAAGCCAGTTTCTCAAGTTGACAATCCAAAAGTTCCTACAGAGGACGCTGACACCAAAAAGTATCTCATCGATAATGCTGTGAAAAGCTTTGAACAATCTCACGGTATTGATAAACTTGATGAAGAAACTCAGAAAGATATCAAAGCTAAGATTGGTGTTGAATTTAAGAAATTCACCTCTGAAACTGGAATAAAAGTTAATTTAGTCGGTGGGCAATTAGAAGATGCTTTTGCATTAGCTATTGCTAAAAACCCTAAGTTAGCTGAAGTCTTTGCACCTAAAGATGAAGCTTTATCGGACTATGGTTCGATGCCAAGTCAATCTTCTGGTTTAGACAAAGACGGTAACATTCGCTTGACTCCTGAACAAGAGAAAGTCGCCGAAAGGATGCCTGGTGGGCGTGAGGCATATATCAAAGGTTTGAAAAAAGTTCAGGCAAAATAATTTAATAATTTAATTACAATTTATGGCAAAATTTGACTATGCGGGACAGCTCAATGGAGCTGAAAATCCCGTTACAATTGATGTCCTAATCTCACAAGCTGGTGGGGCTAAGACTGCTACAGTTGGTGGAGTTGTCGTTCTTGACGCTTTATCTGATGGTGGTGGTTGTGAAGCCGCTTCTGCTGGTTCGTTAGTATTAGGTATCTGCGTTGGTCTCTATCAAGGGATAAGACCAATCGAAAATTTACCAGCAGGTTCCTATAGTGGAACTTACGTGGCTTCTACTAGAACTTATACTGCTGCTTCTGACAACATTACAGTAGATAAGATTTACGCCAAAGTGGTCGTTGACCCAATGGCTAAGTGGAAGAATGACTCGGCTGGTGACTTAGTTGCGGCTGATCTTTTTAAATGTTTCGACCTAGTTTCTGCTACCCAAGTGGCAAATCAGAATGGACACGATACTCAAGGAGCTTTCCAGCTTTTAGAGATTGATCCGAATGATGCGTCTACTGGTATTTTCAGAATTAGAGAATCCGAGTTTGGGTACGCAGCCCAACAAGCTTAATTATTCATTTAAACACTAAAATATATGGCATACAAAGCAAATTTCGGTGATTTACTTGAACCAGGGTTGCGTGAAATCTATGATGATAGATATTCTTCAATCCCTTCAGTATTTCCCGAGGTGATGACTGTTAACACCTCAACAAAACAGTCTGAAAAAGATTCCGCAATTAGCGGTTTCGGTTATTTCGATGAAACCTCAGAAGGTGCATCAGTTACTTATGAAGATCCTGTTCAGATGTATGATGTGACTTATACTCACAAAAAGTACACCAAAGGTTTCAAAGTTTCTGAAGAGATGTACGATGATGATTTGTATAGAATTATCAATCGTAAACCAGGTCAATTAGCATTGGCGGCTCGAAGGACTGCTGAATATTATGCAGCTCAAGTTTTCAATAATGCTGGTTCGACTTCGTATCTCGGTGGAGATGCAAAACCATTGATTTCCACTCTACACCCTCGTTCTGATGGTGGTTCGGTTCAATCTAATAAGTCTGCTGCAGGTGCGACTCTAGGTGATGCCAATTTAAACACTGGTATTCTCGCATTGGAGTCTCAACTTGATGACAAAGGTATGAAAATAGCTACAGAAGCTAAAATACTTTTAGTCCCACGGGCTCTTAGAAAGACCGCTATGGTTTTGACTCAATCTGAGTTACAACCAGGAGTTAGTACTTATGCGACTAATGACTTGAATTACAACAAGACTCTTGGTCTTAGAGTAATTGCTTGGCATTATTTGTCTACTGCTACTAACTGGTTCCTTATCGACCCAAGTGTCGCTTTAATCAACTGGTTCTGGAGAAAACAACCTGAATTCAAACAGGATAATTCTTTCGATACTGGTATGGCTTTGTTCAAAACCTCAATGAGGTTTAGCACAGGCTTTTCAGATTGGCGTGGTTTCTGGGGCTCCGAAGGAGATTCGGCAACAGATGGGACATAAATTCCATTAGTTGACACGTCACCTTAAACAAGTTACAATTAAGGCATGGAAGAAATTCTGTGCCTTTTTTGTGGCAAAAAAATAAAACAAACTTTATATTCTACTACTCCTAGTAGTAAACCTAGATATACTCAAAAAATTTATTGTGATGAGAAGTGCCGTCACGGTATGGAAAGAGTTAAAAATAAAAAATATTATAAAAAATGGTGGATAGAACATAC